ACTCTGACCGAGATGCAGAAGCTGATGGGCAAGGCAAAGTTTGAAGAGGTTCTCGGCGGCCTCATCTATAAACCGCCGGGCAAGCCGACACTGGTTCCGAATACGGATAAGCGTCCGGCAATGAACATAACAAACGCCATAAACGAATTTAACGAAATCAAGGAGGAAATGTAAAATGGCTAACAACAATTCCAAGACTAAGGTCATCACAGGCATGAACACGAGGCTCTCTTATTTCCACGGATGGGAGCCGGTATCCATCAACGGCGGCGCGGAGAAGTATTCCGTTTCTGTCCTCATCTCGAAGGATGACAAGGCTACCATTGACGCGATCAACGCTGCGGTCGATGCGGCTATCGAGGACGGTATTGCCAAGTTCGGCGGCAAGAAGCCCAATAAGGCTGCCATCAAGCTGCCTCTCCGTGACGGCGATGCGGAGCGTGACGATGAAGCCTACAAGGGGCATTACTTCATCAACGCAAACTCCAATACCGCTCCCCAGATCGTTGACAGGGCTGTCAAGCCAATCCTTGACAGGAGCGAAGTGTACTCCGGCTGCTATGCCCGCGTCTCTCTGAACTTCTATGCTTTCAACAGCAACGGCAACAAGGGTATCGCCTGCGGTCTGGGCAACATCCAGAAGGTGCGTGACGGGGAGCCTCTCGGCGGTAGAACGAACGCTGCGGATGACTTTGCCACTCTTGATGACGATGACTTCCTGGCATAAGGAGGGCTGAGACTATGACACATGCAGAGAGCTTGATGCTTGCGGTATGCTTCGGCGCGGTGATGGGCTCCTTTATCGGCAACATTATCGTTCTGATAAAGTTTGCGGTAGAGGATCACAAGGAAAAGAAACGCAGAAGCGCTGAAGAGGCGGCACGAAAAGAAGCATCCGAGGAGTAACAGTGTTCCGGGCGGTGGAGATTACCTCTGCCGCTTGGTTTTATAGGAGGCATTATGAGAAATCTGGAAATCGATATCGAGACATATTCCTCCGTCAGCCTGCCGAAATGCGGCGTGTACAAATACGCGGAAAGCCCTGATTTTGAGATCCTGCTGTTCGGATACAGCATAGACGGCGGCGAGGTGAAGACCATCGACCTTGCCTGCGGTGAGGAACTCCCGGCGAATATCCTCGATGCCCTGACCGATGACAGCGTGACCAAATGGGCATTCAACGCGCAGTTTGAGCGTGTCTGCCTGTCCCGGTATCTGGCGGATCGCGGCATCAGCCTTGATCCGTTCCATGACAACCATCCGCTTTCAATGGAGTGCGCGAGGTTTCTGAATCCGGAGTCGTGGCGGTGTTCTATGGTCTGGTCAGCCTATATGGGTCTTCCGCTCTCCCTGGAAGGGGTCGGCGCGGTACTGGGGCTTGAAAAGCAGAAGCTGACGGAGGGCAAAGACCTGATCCGGTATTTCTCCGTCCCGTGCAGCCCGACCAAATCAAACGGTGGCCGCACCCGCAATCTGCCGGAGCATGACATGGAAAAGTGGCAGCGGTATAAGGCGTACAACATCCGTGATGTGGAGACGGAAATGCAGATACAGCAGAAGCTGTCAAAGTTTCCTGTGCCGGATGAGATATGGGATGAATACCACATCGACCAGGAGATCAACGACAGGGGCATCCGTGTGGATATGCCGTTTGTGGAACAGGCCATTGCTGTTGACGAACTGTCCCGCGGAAGGCTGACTGCCGCAATGAAGGATATCACCGACCTTGATAATCCGAACAGCGTGGCACAGATGAAGTCGTGGCTATCGGATAACGGGCTGGAAACGGATACGCTCGGCAAAAAGGCTGTAGCGGCGCTAATCGAAGAAACGGACGGCGAGGTATCGGAGGCTCTGTCTCTCAGGCAGCAGCTTGCAAAATCATCGGTGAAGAAGTATCAGGCAATGCAGAATGCCGCTTGTGCGGATTACAGGTGCAGAGGGATGTTCCAGTTCTATGGAGCCAACCGGACGGGGCGGTTTGCTGGGAGGCTCGTTCAGCTGCAGAATCTCCCGCAGAATCATATGCCGGATCTGGAGCAGGCACGGAGCCTTGTCCGAAGCGGAAATATGGATGCCCTGGATATTCTTTACGATGATATCCCGGATACGCTTTCCCAGCTGATACGGACGGCATTTATCCCGGCTGACGGGAAGAAGTTCTATGTGGCGGACTTCTCCGCAATCGAGGCTCGTGTCATCGCCTGGTTTGCCGGAGAGGACTGGCGGACACAGGTCTTTAAGGACGGCGGCGATATCTACTGTGCATCTGCAAGCCAGATGTTTAAGGTTCCGGTTGAAAAGCACGGTGTGAACGGACATCTCAGGCAGAAGGGCAAGATCGCGGAACTGGCGCTCGGCTACGGCGGATCAGTCGGTGCGCTTAAGGCAATGGGCGCTCTTGACATGGGGCTTGCCGAAGAAGAACTGCAGCCGCTTGTGAATGCATGGCGACAGTCCAATCCACATATCGTCCGCTTCTGGTGGGATGTGGATTCGGCTGTGAAGAAAGCCATAAAGGAGCATCAGCCGCAGACGGTCAAAGGCGTGAAATTTTATTATCAGAGCGGGATGCTCTTCATCCTCCTCCCTTCCGGGCGCAGGCTTGCCTATGTGAAACCGCGCATGGGCGAGAACCGTTTCGGCGGTGAATCCGTTACCTATGAGGGCGTGGGCGGCACAAAGAAATGGGAGCGCATCGAAAGCTACGGTCCCAAGTTTGTGGAGAACATCGTGCAGGCTACTTCAAGGGACATTCTGATGTATGCCATGAAGACGCTCCGGTGCTGCAGCATCGTAGCCCACGTGCATGACGAACTGATCATCGAGGCTGATCCGAAGATGAGCCTGGAAGTTCTGTGTGAGCAGATGGCTCGTGTTCCTCCCTGGGCGGACGGGCTTTTGCTCCGCGCCGATGGGTATGTCTGTGATTTCTACAGAAAAGATTGATATTTTTCCTCAAACCGTCAGATTTCACCTCCTGCCAAGGCTACCTGGTAGGAGGTGTTTTTCTATGCAGGTAATACAGACGATAGACGGCAAGGTAAATCCGGCGGATGTCCCGAAGCCGACCAACGAAGAAATGCAGAACGAATATGACTATCTGCTTGCGGAGCAGCTTACACGGAAACTGCTCGATGAGGGGCATATAAGTGTTGATGAATTCAACAAGATCATGGCGAAAAACCGCGAAACTTTCTCCCCGTATATATCAAAGATAATCCCGTAAATGAGTTGCTATTTCAGGCAAAAAGAGTGATGTATAGACTACCCCGACTGAAAAGGAGGTCGAGACAATGAAACGGATAACGAAGATCGAGGCGACAAAGGACAGCGGCAGACGGAAACTGCGTGTCGTGGCCTATGCCAGGGTATCCACAGACTCCAATGAGCAGCTTGCGAGTCTTGAGTCCCAGAAGAACCACTACGAGCGGTACATCAAGGCACGCCCTGACTGGGAATATGCCGGACTGTATTACGACGAAGGTGTGAGCGGAACATCGATGGCAAAGCGTGACGGTCTGCTCCGTATGCTCGATGACTGTGACAAGGGGCTGATCGATTACATCATCGTGAAGTCCATCAGCCGATTCTCACGGAACACGGTAGACAGCATCGAAACGGTCAGACGGCTCTGCGAGAAAGGGATTTACATCCTTTTTGAGAAGGAGAATATCGACACAGCCAAGATGGAAGGCGAACTTCTGCTTTCCATCCTTTCGAGCCTTGCGGAGAGCGAGTCCCATTCCATTGCGGAAAACAACAAATGGAGCATCCAGAAACGCTACCAGAACGGCACATTCAAAATCGGGTACACGCCATACGGCTACGACAATGTGAACGGTCAGATGGTGATAAACGAAGAGCAGGCTGAAATCGTGAGGGAGATTTTTGATGCAGTGCTTTCCGGCAAATCTCCGGGAGTGATCGCACGGGAACTGAATGCAAGAGGAGTAAGCACCAAGCGCGGCGGCACCTGGACCGGGCATACTGTGAACGGCATGATACGGAACGAGAAGTACACAGGCGATGTGATCATGCAAAAGACATATACCGATGACAGGTTCAACCGCCACATCAACCGCGGGGAAAGAACACAGTACCTTGCGCGGAACCACCACGAGCCGATCATCAGCCACGAGGCATTCAATGCAGCAAACGCCATCATCGATGCGAACGGTCTGGAGAAAGGGATCCACAAGGATGAAGACAAGTACAAGAACCGCTATGCCATGTCCGGGAAAATCATCTGCGGAGAATGCGGCGGCACTTGGAAGAGGGTCAAACTGGCGAACCACTTCGGCTTTTCCTGCAACACCCATGTGAAAGATAAAAACGCCTGCAGCATGAAGACGATTGCCGAGGAACCTGTCAAGGCGGCATTTATCACGCTTATGAATAAGCTGACCTACGGACGCAGCCTTATCCTTCTTCCGTATGCGGAGATGCTGAAAAACAGCCTGCGGTCCGGCAATATCGACAGGCTGACAGAACTGGACGCGCTTCTTGAGAAGAACACGGAACGCAGACAGCAGATCATGGAATTTTTTACAAAGGGACTGCTTGACCCGGCGGTTTATGCGCAGGAATGCGATGACCTTACGGAAGAGGCGGAAAGACTGACAGCGGAGCGGGATTTCCTGACCACGCAGATGAACGGAAATCGTGAACAGCAGGACGCCCTGGAACGGCTTCTGAAGTACACGGCAAAGGGTACGATGCTTACGGTTTTTGAGCCTTCGCTTTTTACAGAACATGTTGACCACATTGTGGTCTTTGAAAGAACGGAGATCGGATTCGCCATGAAGTGCGGTCCCGTTTTCCGGGAAAGGATATGAGATGCAGCACACACCATACGGATACGACATCATCGGCGGCAGAGCGGTCATAAACGGAGAACAGGCCGACAACATAAGAGAGATGTGTAAAAACTATCTGTCCGGGATGTCCTTTAAAAATGCGGCGGCGGCAGTCGGGCTGACTTTGAGCCACTGCGGAGTGAAGCGGATAATGCTGAATGCACGGTACCTTGGCGATGAGTTCTATCCCGCGATACTGACGGAAGAGACTGTCCGCCAGGTCGAAGCGGAACGCATCCGCCGTGAAAAAGCACTCGGACGGGACGGGCGGAAAGGTAAAGGCGCACCGAAGGGCATCTACTACACAGGATTTTCCGCGCCGAAGATTACGATGAAATATAAGGATCCGGTTATGCAGGCAGAATACGCCTACAGCCGGATCAGAAACGAGGTGAGCGGATAAATGGCAATGGCACAGAACATTACGGTGATTCCGGCAAGGCGCACCATTGGAACGCAGAAGAAAGCCGAGAAGGTTCAGAAGACCAGGGTGGCAGCCTACTGCCGCGTCTCCACGGAATTCGAGGAGCAGGAATCCAGCTACGAGGTGCAGGTCGAGCATTACACCACCTACATTCAAAGCAATCCCGAATGGGAGCTGGTCGAAGTGTATGCGGACGATGGGATCAGCGCAACCAACACAGCCAAGCGAGAGGCATTCAATCGCATGATACAGGATGCCAGGGACGGAAAGATTGATCTGATTCTTACCAAATCTATCAGCCGCTTCTCCAGAAATACAGTGGACTGCCTGAAATACACGCGGGAACTGAAAGGGCTGAACATTGCCGTCTTTTTCGAGAAGGAGAACATCAATACCCTTGATGCCAAGGGCGAAGTTCTGATGACCATAATGGCGGCGCTTGCCCAACAGGAATCAGAGTCGCTTTCTGCTAACGTCCGTCTCGGCATCCAGTTCCGTAATCAGCAGGGCAAAGTCCAGGTCAACCATAACCGCTTCCTCGGCTACACAAAGGACGAGGATGGAAAGCTGGTCATCGTCCCGGAAGAGGCGGCCATCGTTAGGCGCATTTATGCAGAGTACATGGACGGCAGAAGTTTCCTGCAGATCAAGCGGGGACTTGAGGCGGACGGCATTCTGAACGGAGCCGGAAATGCCAGATGGCACGAAAGCAACATCAAGCAGATCCTCACCAACGAGAAGTACATCGGAGATGCGCTCCTGCAGAAGACCTACACTGTCAACACACTCGAAAAGAAGCGCGTTGCCAACAACGGCATTGCGCCGAAGTACTATGTGGAAGGCAGCCACGAGGCAATCATCGACAAGGATGTCTTTTTACGGGTGCAGGCGGAGATCGCGCGGCGGGCGAATATCCTGACCGAGGGGAAGAAAAGAGTTTACAGTGCCAGGTACGCATTGTCGAGCCTGGTTGTCTGCGGACACTGCGGAGACATCTACCGTCGGATAAAGTGGAACAACCGGGGCTGCAAATCAACGGTCTGGCGGTGCGTGAGTCGGGTACTGAAAAAGAGCAGCGGGATCGACTGTCCGGCACGAACGATCCACGAAGAAGATCTGCAGGCAGCGGTAGTCACGGCAGTCAATGACGCCTGGGCAAGAAAAGACATCGTCCTCCCTGCGCTGAAAGCCAATGTGCAGTCTGTGGTGGATGGCGATACGGATGAAAGGCTTGCGGCGGTCGATAAGGCTCTCCGCGACAAGCAGGCAGAACTTCTCGAAGCCGGAAAAGACCAGGCAAAGATAGATGAGATTGGGGATTCCATCGTAGCACTGCGGGAGGAACGGCAGGACATTCTTACAGAAGCCGCAATGCATACAGAACTGATTGAGCGGCTTGAAGACCTCGCAGCTTTCCTTGACGAACAGACAGAGGCTATCACGGAGTACTCCGAGGCGATGGTCAGACGGCTGATCGCCAAAATCACTGTGTACGACGAGAAGCTGACCGTGGAGTTCAAGTCGGGGTTGGAGATCGATGTGGATGCATGAGAAAAAATAACCTGTGGAATACTCATTTGAGTTTGAGCGGTTCACAGGTTATTTTTTATTACAGGTTGTTTTTGTAATCCGTTCTAGGCCGTAGTGATTCTCCGAGCGGACTGAGTGCGTATTCCACGCGGGGAGGGACTTCTGGGAATACGGTTCTTGTAATAATTCCGTCAGTTTCCATTGACCTAAGGCTATCGGTCAATACTTTTTGACTGATCCCTTCAAGGTCTTTTTGAAGTTCATTAAATCTCCAAGGACGATTTAAAAGATTTCGTATAATCAACAGCTTCCACTTGCTACCAATGAGGCTGACTGTCGTTGCCACAGGGCAGTCGGGCAGTTCATCTTTTTTCTTCAT